AGTGTTTCTGTGTTGTGTTTCATGGGTAGCTCCTTGAAGAAGTTGATGTGTGTGAGAACCATCAGTGTATTCATGCGGGCTGCCCACCCTTTTGCCACCCGCTGCCAGTCCGTGCTGGCCTGTCTTTTTAGCGGTTGTCTCCCTGCTGCTTGTGATGTGCATTGCGACGTGCACAGCGGTTTGCCAGTCGGTGCGGCGGGTGGCCTTTTCTTTTTCACCCAGGCATAGCCCATGGTCCCCAGCTTTAAATGCACTGAGGTGGCCAAAACCACTGTGCCGTTTGACCTCAAAGAGGCTTACGAGCGCTTGGCCCATGAAGCGGGCTGTAAAGGGGCTGACCTGTTGCGAGACCAGATGTGTGTGGCTGTGCATGGTGTGACCTTTGGCGAGTATGTGTTGAATCATCGGCGCAAGGTGCTGCGGCTGCAAGACCCACAACTGGCCCAACTGAGTACCAACGAATGACGACTCAAACTGTGATGGATGTTGCGGTTTCGCAAGTTGGCCGGCCCGCTGGCACGGTGGGTGAGGTGCGCCAGGCGTTGCTGTCTGCTGCCCAGTCGCTGGTTCAGCCGCACCGCGCCCCCACGCTGCAAGACTTGGCAGCACAGGCTCAAGTGGGCCGGGTGGCGGCTATGAACACGGTTAAGAACATGGTGCGCTCGGGTGACCTGGTGATAGTGCGCCGCCGCTGGGTGGCTCACAGTGCCAAGCCGGTGGCTGAGTACGCCCCTGCGTCTGCCCCTGATGACTGCCGTCATGGGCACGGATGGGTCGATTTAGGCCGCTGCATGGCGGGCTGGGCCAGATAGGGCACACACCTTCAGTCATGCGCATCAATAAAACCCCGGTGGTGGTGCTGCCGGTTTGTAAAAAGTGCACCCAATAAAGTGTTAAGGATTCATCATGACTGAGAAAAATGATGGGGGCGGCGCGTTGCCCCCAATCAAGTTCACCGAACTGGCTGAGGCGCTGCTGAGCCGCATTGACCAGCTGGTGCCCGCCTGGCTTCCCGGTGGGGTGGTGCGCGGGCATGAATACGTATGCGGGTCGCTGTCTGGTGGCACGGGCAACAGCACCAGCGTGAACCTGACGAATGGGCGCTGGGCTGATTTTGCTTCTGATGAAAAGGGCAATGATTTGATCAGCCTGTATGCCGCCATCAATGGTCTGAGCATGGGCAAGGCAGCGGTGCAGGTGGCGCGTGAAGAGGGTTTGGAAGATGTGGCCGGTGTGCAGCCTGCCCGTGGTGATGCGCCTGCTGTGGCACGTACGCCGCGCCCTGAGCCGGTGCAGGTGGCAACTGCCCCACGCCCCGATGAAGGCTGGCACACGGTAACGCCTGTGCCTGACATGGCACCAGCGCCCACGTTTTGGCACCCACACCGCGCGGTGGGTGACATTGAGCACACAGCCGCTTACCGCATTGATGGTGGGCTGTTTGGGTTTGTGGTGCGGTTTCGCACCAGCGACGGTGGCAAAGAGACATTACCTTACACCTGGTGCCAAAGTGCCCGTGACGGTGCCGCCAAGTGGCATTGGAAGACGTGGGACGAACCCCGCCCGCTGTATTTTCCCGGTGGTGTATCGCCATTTGCAGCGCAGATGCCCACAGTGATTTTGGTTGAGGGTGAAAAGAAAGCTGGCCTGCTGCAAACTTTGCTGGATGCCACAGCCCCTGGTGTTTACCTGGTGGCAAGCTGGGTGGGTGGCTGCAAGGCGTGGAAGAAGGCGGACTGGTCTTACTTGAATGGCTGCACGGTGTTGCTTTGGCCTGACTGCGACGGCAAACGTGAGCCTTTGAACAAGAAGGAGCGCGAGGCGTTGCAGGCGCAAATCTCAAGTCAGTTGGAGCAAATAGGCGGTCAAGTCACTGCCAATGACCACAGACGGGCTGGTGAGGTGGCCTGTGATCTGGCTGCTGGCCAAAAGCCGCTGTTGCCCACGGAGAAGCAACCCGGCATGGCGGCCATGTTGGGCATTGGGGCGCTGCTGCGTGACCACCATGCGTGCACAGTGTCGATGTTGCCCATTCCTGCCCCGCTGGCTGTGCCTGATGGCTGGGATTGTGCTGATGCCATCACCACCGATGGCTGGGACGGTGCGCGGGTGCTGGCCTTGTTTGGCGGTGCACAGGCCTTGTCGGCACCGGTGGCCGCACCTGATGTGGAGGCAAAAAAAATCGAAGGTCTCGGTGCCCCAGGGGCCGATGATATGGACGGTGATGGTTTTACGGTGATCAGCGGGCGGCGCATTCCGGGCTGGTTGGTGCCGTTTTATGACAAGGTGAATAAGCGCTGGCTGGCCTCACGCAAGATGGTGATTTTGATTTTGGAGCGTGACGAAGCCCTGGCCCCAGTGCTGGCCTACAACGAGCTGAGCAACAACGTGCAAAGCCGTGTGGTGTGGCCGTGGCCACATGCCAAGGTGGGGGATGTGACTGACGCAGTTGACCTGCTGTTGGGCAAGTACCTGACGGACCAGTATGGCCTGCCCAGCGTGTCACGCGCGGCGCTGTCTGAGGCGATCCAGACGGTGGCGCATACCCGGCGCTTTCACCCGATACGTGAGTATTTGCAGGGCTTGGCTTGGGACGGTAAGAGCCGCATTGACAAGTGGCTGATTTATGCGATGGGCGAGACACCAGAGTCTTTGCCCCCGGCCATGGTGGAGTATTTGCAGATTGTGGGCCGCTGCTGGATTTTGGGCATGGTCAACCGGGTGATGAACCCAGGCTGCAAGTTTGACTATTGCCCAGTGCTGGAAGGTGTGGGCGGCCTGCGCAAGTCAACGCTGGTTGAAGTGCTGGCCAGCACGCCGTTTTTCAGCGACACGCCGTTTGAAGTGGGTCGTGGTAAAGAGGCACAAGAGCAGGTGCAGGGTTTGTGGCTTTATGAGATTGCCGAAATGACGCACTTCAGCAAGGCTGAGGTGGGCTCAATTAAGGCTTTTATCACAAGCAAGGTTGACCGCTACCGTGTGGCCTATGGCACCACAGTGGGCAGCTTTGCACGCCAGTGTGTGCTGGTGGGCACGACTAACGAAAACACTTACCTTCGTGACCGCACGGGCAACAGGCGCTTTTGGCCGATACCGGTGCGCAATGTCATCAATACGGAGTTTGTGGCTAAGTACCGTGACCAACTGTTTGCTGAGGCTTATGCGCTTTTCATGCTGGACACGCCCTATACCCCCACGCCTGAGCAAGAGCGTCGGCTGTTCATCCCCATGCAGGAAAGCCGCTTGCAAGAAACTGCGGTGGTCAGTGAGCTGCTGCAGGTGTTGACCAGGTCACCTACAGCCACAGTCATTGGTTCAATGGTGAATGAGTTGACCAGTTTTGTCACCATTTCTCAGTTGTGCCTGGCGTTGGGGGTAGATGCTGCCAAGAGTAGCCCGGCACTTGAATCGCAGATTCGCGGCTGGCTGGACCATGAAGGCTGGGAGCGGGTCAAGAAACAGGTGAATGGTGCCCGTGCATGGGGCTATACACGTCCTGCAGTGTGGCCCAAGGATGATTCAGCCACTGAGATGACACCTGCCACGCCTCCAAGCGAAGCGGGGCCTGCCGTGGCACAGGATGGGGACGATTGCCCATTCTGAGGGTAAAACTTTTTACCAATGCGGAAATTTATTTACACAGCGGCAAAGCCTCTGACTGACCCTCGATCGGTGCCCGCAGCACCGGAAAGGTCAGTGAGGCGCGATACATCCTGTGCGGCACTGGTTACGGGAGGCGTGATGCGCGGTTCCCAGTGCGGCACAGCGGTGGGGAGTGCCCTGCATGCCCCTATGACATAGCTCTGGTGTCCAAGTGTCCATGGTGGCCAGTGGTTCGCATAGAGCACGCTGGCAGCCCCTTTACCCCAAGGCTGGGGTTGAAGCCGCTGCATTGCCCCATGCTATTCAAGTCTGTGTCCGGTGCCTTATTCCAAGGCGGGCAGGCACAGGCAGACACCCACACTCTCGCGCGCTCGCGTGCCACGCAATTCATTTATTTACTCTATTGAAAAGGTTGGACAGGATGGACACCCAGACAGCAAAGATTGATGTGACGGCCAAGATTGAAGAGATCAAGCGGTTCATGCCTGAGACCTATAAGTCGATCAAAGCCAAGTCAGCAGTGATTGGCAATGAGGCTTTTGTGTTGGTGCGGCGGGGCCTGCGTGGTGAGGCTGATTGTTTTTATGCGTTCGAGGGTGGCCGGGTAGTGGGCACACCGTTTGCGCTGGTAGACGTGGCGCGTGATGTGGCGCAGTACATGGTGACGTTTGGTTGTGACCATATGTGCGTGTGGGCCGCATCGTCTGTGCAGGTTGCAGGGGCTGGCAATGGCACGCATTGAATGGGTCAAGCAGCGCCTGAACAATTGGGCTGAGTGGAAAGACCGTGAGGTGGGCGGCGGTTTGGGGTATGCCACATCGTCAGTGCTGCTGAGTGAGCCTGGCGGCGGGTACCGTGAGGCGGCCATACCGATTGATGACATTGACGCATCAGTGACCAACACGGCGGTGGAGTCATTACGCCCGACACGGCGTGAGTTGTACGAGACGCTACAAGAAATCTATATACAAAACATTGGCGTGACAGAGGCAGCCCGGCGCACTGGGTGCGCAGTGTCCACCATCAAAGCCCGCCTAGACCGTGCTGATCATGCGCTGTCTGAATGGTTTGGTGAGCGTGCAGAAAAACAAAAAAGAGTTTTTACACCTTAGACTTTTCATGTACATTTCAGGCAAGCTTTGCAATACGTGTCACCACCCCGGATTGAACTGCTAAAACCCCTGCCAGATGCAAGTCTCGCAGGGGTTTTTCTTTGGTCAATTGAATAGGCGGCCTTGTCCTGTTGACCATCGTATTAAGTGACAAGCATGGCATTGGCAAAGCCTTTACGCAATCAATCAAAGCCTTGAACATCATCTTGAAAGCAGCACCAAAACCCTGTAGTCAGCCTGGTTGCGGGGTGTTGGTGCGTGATGGCACCAGCCGCTGTTCCAAGCATCCAAAGGCCAATAGCTTTGCTGACAAAAAGCGGGGCAACAGGCACGAACGTGGATACGGTACAGCTTGGTCAAAATTGCGTGAGTTCGTTTTAAATCGTGATCAAGGCCTATGCCAGCCATGTGAGGCTGCAGGCCACGTAACGCTGGCTCACGAGGTCGATCACCGTGTGCCAAAGGCTGAAGGTGGCACAGATGCAGAAAGCAACCTTCAGTCAATCTGCCGGGCCTGCCATCTGACCAAGACAGCAGCTGAGGCAAAGCGGGGCATCAGCAAGGGGTGGGGGGCATCGAAAGTCTAGAGCCCCCGCGCCCAGGACCGACCGTTCCCCACTTTTTTCGCGTGCGCAGGTTTCGGGTGGGGGGGTATCCCGCCCACTGTGCCTGCATCGGTAACTATCAGAAACATAGTAAGGATTTTCACCATGACGGGTACACGCGGTCCGCTGCCAAAGCCAATCGCTCTGAAAGTGCTTGAGGGAAACCCAGGCAAACGGGCGTTGAACTTGTCAGACGGCGTGAACCCGCGCGTGCAAATTCCGTCACCGCCTGAACACCTGGGCAAGGAAGCCAAGAAGGAATGGAAGCGCATCGCGCCGTTGCTGGAGGAGCTGGGGCTGATCAGTGGCCTGGACCGCGCTGCCCTGGCGCTGTATTGCCAGGCAGTGGGCCGGCTATCAGAGCTGGAAATGGCGTTCAACGGCAAAGTGGCCGGAAATGTTGCGGATGGTATGACTTACTTTGACGCCGTGTTTGCAGCCAGCCGGGTGATTACACCCAGTGGCTATGAGCAGCAAAGCGTGATCGTGAACCTGATTGCTGGCCACCGGCTGCAGGTGCACCGACACCTGGCGCATTTTGGCCTGAGCCCATCCGCTCGCGCCCGTGTTCAGCCGTCCAATTACGTTCAGCCGTCGCTGCCAGGCATTGACCCGGCACCCAGTCAGCATGCCGCCAGTGGCTTCGCCAAATTCTCACTCGTGTAATGACAAACCACATCGACCAGGCGCATGACTACATGCGCGGGGTCTTGGCGCGTGAAATTACCGCATGCAAGTGGGTCATTCTTGCGGTCCAGCGCCAGGTAGACGACCTGGCCCGCGAGACAAGTGATGAATGGCCCTGGGTTTTTGAACCGGCCCGGGCTGTGCGCCCCTGTGAGTTCATTGAACTGCTGCCCCACATCAAAGGCAAGTGGGCGCGCGACCGCAAATTGATTGAGCTGAGTCATTGGCAGTCGTTCATTTTGACCACCATCTTTGGCTGGGTTCACCGTGACACTGGCCTGCGCCGATTTCGTGACGTGTACCTTGAGATACCTCGCAAAAACGCCAAGTCAACCCTGAGCAGTGGTGTCGCCCTGTTCATGTTGACCGCAGACGGCGAGCCTGGTGCAGAGGTCTACAGCGCGGCCACTACCAAGGACCAAGCCCGCATCGTGTTTGACGATGCCAAGCAAATGGCCGACCGCACGCCCGACATGCGCACTTACCTGGGCTTGGTCATCCAGCAGCACAGCATCACGGTGGCCCACACAGCCAGCAGCTTCAAGCCGCTCGCCTCCGAAGGCAGCACACTGGACGGATTGAATGTGCATTTTGCAGTGCTTGACGAGCTGCACGCCCATAAAACTCGTGCGGTTTATGACGTGATCGACACCGCCCGGGGTGCACGTGAACAGAGTTTGCTCTGGAACATCACCACAGCAGGCACCGACCTGAGCGGCATTTGCTACGAGCGGCGCACCTACACCACCAAAGTGCTTGAGCGGGTGATTGATGACCACAGCACATTCGGCATTATTTACACCATAGACGATGGCGACAACCCGTTTGTTGAGTCCAGCTGGGCCAAAGCGAACCCCAACTGGCTGCAGTCGGTGCTGCGTGAAGACATGGAAGCCGCCAGCCGAAACGCCGAAAACTCAGAGAGTTCACGCAACAACTTTTTCACCAAGCGGCTCAACGTGTGGGTGAATGGTGAGTCCGCCTGGATGGACATGGTGGCATGGGCCAAGTGCGCCGACACCAACATAGCCTTGAGCGACTTCTCTGGCGAAAAGTGCTGGATGGGTCTTGACCTGGCACAGAAAAAAGACTTTGCCGCGCTGTGCCTGGTGTTTCAGCGCTCTGGCGTGTGGCACGTGTGCACACGTCTGTACTTAAACGAGCTGGCCGTGCAAGAAAGCGGCAACGCGCACCTGAGTGGATGGGCCAGGGCAGGGCACGTGGTGGTGACAGATGGCGATATCACCGACTTTGACGTGCTGGCCGAAGACATGCGCCGGTACTGCAAGCAGTTTGATGTGCAAGAAATCGCGTTTGACCCGGCCCTGAGCATGTACTTTGCAGGAAAGTTAATTGAAGAAGGCTTGCCGCTGGTGGAGATCGCGCAGCGTGCCATGTTCTTCACGCCCCCATTGATCCAGGTAGAGAACCTGGTGCTTGAAAAGAAACTGAAGTTTGACGGTAACCCCGTCATGACCTGGATGGTCAGCAACCTGGTGGTGAAGGTCAGCAAGTTCAATGAACTGCGAAGCCCCACCAAAGAGCGGCCAGAAAACAAGATCGACGGCCCCATGGCCATGCTGATGGCACTGGGCCGTGCGCTGGCCATTGAGCAAAAAGAAACCTCCTTTTGGGAAAACACATGAAATTTTGGGACAGGATCACAGGCCGGAAAGCTGCGGACGCTTCAGATGGCCTGATGGACATCCTCGCCCGAATTTTGAACCAGAGCAAAAAATCTAAGTCTGGCGCCATCGTGTCCATTGACACAGCTTTACAGGTTGGAGCTGTTTTTGCCTGTGTACGGGTCATTGCTGAAGGCGTGGCCCAGGTGCCGTTTCGGGTGATGCGTGAAACAAGTTCCAGCGTATCGGTGCACTCGCAGCGCCTGAGTGCTGCTGACCACCCACTTTATGACCTGCTGCACCGCCGCCCCAATGACTGGCAAACCTCATTTGAGTTTCGTGAGACCATGGTCATGCACCTGGCGCTGACAGGCAGCGCGTTTGCATTCATCAATCGGGTTCGCGGGCAAGTAGCAGAGCTAATCTTGCTGGACCCTGGCCGCGTCACTGTCAAGCAAAACGCCGACTGGTCACTAACTTACAAAGTCAGCAGCAAAACCGGCGACAGCAAAGAATTCCCAGCGGCTAGCATCTGGCACCTGCGCGGCCCCAGTTGGAATGGCGTTGTTGGCCTGGACGTGTTGCGCCTGGCCCGCGAAGCCATCGGCCTGTCGCTGGCCACCGAAGAAACCCATGCCAGCCTGCATGAAAGCGGTGTGCGCCCCAGCGGCATCTACTCGGTAGATGGCACGCTCAACCCTGAGCAATACAAAAACCTGAAAAAATGGATTGACGACAACAACGCCGGTGCAGAAAACGCAGGCAGCGTCATGCTGCTTGACCGCAATGCCAAGTTTGTGCCACTTGCCGTCAATGGTGTGGACGCCCAGCACCTTGAAACCCGCCGTTACCAGGTAGAAGAGGTATGCCGCTTCCTGCGCGTAATGCCCATCATGGCCGGTTACAGCGACAAGGCCGCCACCTACGCCAGTGCAGAGCAAATGTTTTTGGCCCATGTCATTCACACCCTAATGCCCTGGTATGAGCGCCTGCAGCAGTCCGCTGAAGTCAACTTGCTGACAAAGCAAGAACGGGCAAGCGGCTACTACATCAAGCTACAAGAAGCTGGCTTGCTTCGCGGCGCACTCAAAGACACCTCTGAATACCTCTACCGCCTGACCATGGGCGGAATCATGGAGCGCAACGAGGCCCGTGCCAAGCTGGATTTGAACCCCTTGGCTGGCCTGGACCAACCTCTGACACCTATGAATCTGACCACCGACCCCAATGGCGCTGGCGACCAAACCAACAAACCCGAAGGCAACAATGCTTAAACACCTTGATCTCCCTTTTAAAGTCAAGGCCGTCTCTGAAGACGGCCTTTTTTCTGGCTATGGCAGTGTCTTTGGCGTGCTTGACAGCTACAAAGAAATTGTGGTCGCTGGTGCCTTCACCGACTCTCTCAAGACACGCCAGCCCAGCTTGCTGTGGCAGCACCGCAGCGGTGAACCCATCGGCATCTATACCGGCGTCAAAGAAGACGCTGTGGGCCTACACGTTGAAGGCAAGCTGGCCCTGAAAACTGCCCGTGGTGCCGAGGCCTACGAGTTGCTCAAAATGGGCGCCATCAGCGGCCTGAGCATTGGCTTTCAGGTGCGTGATGAAAGTTATGACCGCGTTACCGGCATCAACACCTTAAAAGCTGTTGACCTGTGGGAGGTGTCCCTGGTGACCTTCCCAGCCAATGAGGCTGCTCGCGTCACTGGCGTCAAGTCCATCCTTGAAATTGAATCTCTGAAAGATGCTGAAGCCTACCTGCGTGATGTAGGTGGATTCAGCAAATCTCAAGCCCTGGCCCTTGTGGCCCGTATCAAAGCCACGCAAGGTCGGAGTGATTCTGACGAGCTGGGCGAACTGGCCGCGTTGCTTAAGCGCGGCACATCCCTGTTTACCAACCCTTGAAAGCAAACCATCATGCATAAACTCTCCCGCTCCCACCTGACGATCGGCTTCCTGGCCATCGCCGCCATCATGGCCCTGTTCGCAGTAGCCGGGCACCCGCTCATTCCCCCTGAAATGCTTGCCGGTATTGGCATGCTGCCCATGGCCATGGGTGGTGAAATTGACCTCAAAGACATCAAAGGCCTGGTCGAAAAGCAAAACGAAGCCTGGGGTGAATTCACCCGCAAAAATGATGAACTGCTCAAAGCCAAGGCCGAAGGCAAAGCCGTCTCAGACCTGCAAGCCACCGTTGACAAACTCAACACCGCATTCAAATCGATCAATGACGAAGTGACCGAGATTGCCAAAAAGGCCAACCGACCCATGAACGATGGCGGCAAGCAAATCACCCCTGAGCAAGCCGAATATAAACAAGCGTTTTCCAAGTTCCTGCGCAAGGGTGATGACAACGGCTTGACCGACCTGCAGCGCAAAGCCTACAACAGCGGCAGCGGCCCTGATGGTGGTTACCTGGTGCTGCCTGAAATGGACACCGAGATCATCCGCATCGTGGGGGTAACCTCGGCCATTGGCCGCCTTGCACGCAATGTGACCATTGGCACGGAGAACTTCAAGAAGGTTGCCAAGACCAGCGGCATGGCAGCTCGTCGCGTAGGCCCCGGCGCCACAGGTGGCGAAAGCGCAAACCCCAAGTATGCAGAGTTGGAATTCACCGCCTACACGGCTGAGGCCGAACCATGGATCTTCAACGAGACCCTGGAGGACGCCATCATCAACCTGGAGCAAGACCTCACCAGTGAATCTGCCATTGCTTTCAGTGAGTTGGCCGGCTCTGAATTTGCAGTGGGTTCCGGTTCAGGCAGCGCGCGCGGCATCACCGCTTATGACACTGTGGCCAATGCCAGTTATACCTGGGGCAAACTGGGCTTCATCGCATCGGGCGGAGCGGGTGCCTTTGCGGCTTCCAACCCCGGTGATGCAATCATCAGCCTGCAACACAGCCTAAAAGCCCAGTACCGCCCAGGCGCAGCATTTGTCACCAGTGACGCTGTGTTGGGCAACATTCGCCAGATGAAAGACGGCTCAGGCAACTTCTACCTGTGGCAGCCGGACCCACTGGCAGGCTTTGGCGGTCGCCTGCTGGGCAGCCCTGTGGAGATTGACGACAACATGCCCGCGCTGGCTGCAAACAGCCTCTCTGTCGCCTACGGCAACTTTGCCCAGGGTTATGTCGTGGTCAACCGCAGCGGCACGGTCGTGATCCGTGACAACGTCACCGCCAAGGGCAAGACAAAGTTCAACTTCCGCCGCCGTTTTGGTGGTGGTGTGCAGAACTTTGAGGCCATCAAACTCATGAAGTTTGCCTGATCTGCCTGGGTTTCCCACCTTGGCCTTACAGCGCCGTCAACCATTTTTCTTGTTGACGGCGCTTAACAAATCCCCCCTCATATTTTTTTGATTGGAAAAGTCATGAAAGACCTGTTTAGCAAGATGCACCCCCTGCGTGTCATCTCCCCTGCGTCGGTTGCCGACACCACCGCCCAAGTGGGCCAGATCATCGACAAGCGCGGCTTTGAGTCGGTCACCTACGTGATCGCCACTGGCTCTATTGCCGATGTAGACGCCACCTTCACCGTGCTGCTGGAAGAGGGCGACGCAGCCAACCTGAGCGACGCCACTGCCGTGGCAGATGCCGACCTGCTGGGCACCGAAGTGCTGGCCGCTTTCCAGTTTGACGACGACAACGAAACCCGCAAGCTGGGTTACATCGGCTCCAAGCGCTACACCCGCCTGACCATCACGCCAGTGGGCAACGCCAGCGCTGCGGTGTTGTGCGCCGTAGCAATCCTGGGCAACCCAGCAATTGCTCCTACAGCAAACCCACCCGTTTAAACCAGACTGCTGTGTCATGCGCCCTTAACCGGGCGCATCTCAGAGCAAACCACACCACACACCATGTCACTCAAACTCATCACCGCCGCCACCGCGCTGCCAGTCACCCTGGCTGAAGCCAAACTGGCGCACCGCTTTGACGCGGCTGACCTTGACCACGACATCATTGCCATGATTGCAGACGCCACCTGCCTGGCCGAACACGAAATCGGCCAGTGCCTAATGTCCCAAACCTGGGAACTCACCCTGCCTTCATTCCCTGCTGCCATTCGCCTGACGCGCCCGCCCGTGGCCAGCATCGTCAGCGTGACCTATATAGACACCGCTGGGGTATTGCAAACACTTGACCCCGCTGCCTACGTCCTGGACGCTACTGACAGCTACGGCCCAGCCTACCTGCTGCCTGTCTATGGCACCAGCTGGCCCGCTACCCGTGAACAACACAACGCCGTCACCGTGCGCTACTGTGCAGGCTACCCGGACGCAGACAGCGTGCCCAGCTACCTCAAACGCCAAGTCAAAATCTTTGTCGCCATGCTTCTTGACGACCCGGTGCAGATGTCTGACCGCCTTGGCGCTATCAACAAAGTGTGGGCTGCATGACAAGGCGCGTGCTAAAAACTGGCCAGCTCGACCAGCGCGTCACCCTGCAA